ACTGTAGATTCCGAAAATGCTGAAAAGCCAGAAGAGTCATCGGTTGAAACAACTGATGAGAATCAAGAAGAGGCCGAAGAGGTTGATCAGCTCAGCGATAACAAAGAGGGCGTTGAGCAAGATGTCGATCCACTTAAGGCCAGAATTCAACTTCTTGAAGAAGAAAATGCAAAGCTCAAAGGCGCTCTGCATAGAACTTTGGTTGAAAGAGTTGTTGATACCAAGATTGGTTTAGGTTATGAGTCTGTTGATGATCGTGAAAAATTGATCGAAGAGCACGCTGCTCGTACAGCTTCATCGCTAGCCGATAGTCTCAGAGATTTGGCTAAGGCCCCAGCAAAGACTGGTAAAAGAGTCTCTAATTTTGCTGGCATGCCAGAAGTCACTTCTGAGGCAGAGGTAACTGAGTCTGAAGACAATGTTTTGACTTTGGATAAAGAGGAAGAAACCAGCAAGCCTGGTTCCTCTGTAGATTCTTTCGAACAGGTTCTAGTAGACGCCCTCATGGGCAGACGTAAACTTTAATAATTAAGGAGATAAAAAATGAGTTTAGCAAAGTTCCGCAAGGTTCATAGCAAAACAGGCGCTGGCCGGTTTGTTGTTTCTGAGGGCGTAGCCCCCAGTGCATACTTGCTTCCCCATCCTGGTTTGCCAACATGGTATCTAGACAGCGAAGATGATCGTTTCGAGATCGTCATTCCTAAGGGTACTATCCTTTCAGTGGTAGCCGACAGCAATGGCGATGCCCGGGTTGTACCAGCTAATGGTACAAGCTCAAACAAGAGCTGGGGCGACGTAATGCCTAGCTGGGACCCACAAGATGGCGCTACACCAACATCAACAAGCGGCTCAACCGATACCGTAACAGTATCAGCTCGCTCAATTCCAGTTGGTTGCGCACAATATGATCTCTACAGACCATTTGATAAGGGCACATCGCAAGGTGCTGGCTTTATTACTCACGGCTATGTAGAGTATCCCATGGTTGCTGGCATTAATGACGATGTAACAGTTGGGTCACTAATTCGTTCCGATTTCATGGGACGTCCAGTGGCTGCAGCTGCTGCCGATCTTCAGGACTATGCCTACCTCCAGGTCGGTAAGGTTATTGAGGTTGAGAAGTTTGCTACAAACTTCGATGACGGCCTCCTTAGCTACATGCAGCTCCCATCAGATCCAGGTGCACTAAAGACAGTATACGAACTTACTCGTAGCGGAAGCTACAGCGGTAAGCTCGGTATTCGTGCAAACCTAGATGTATACAATGTCATTGGTGCTTTCCGCGTCAATTTGACACTCTAATCAAAACAATAACACAGGAGGAATATTCCTAAGATGAGTAAGACAATCCAAGAGCTCCTCTCTGGTCTCCCAGCTTGGGAGGCTGCACTGACTGAGGACGGGTATATCGATGCAGACAATAGAGTAACCATTAAGGAGGCTTTTGCTTCACCAGACGCAGCAGCCCTTTTCCCCAAGGTTCTCTCTCGTACGCTAAGAGAAGCAGCTGAGCCACAGCTTCTTGTGACCCCCCTGCTTTCCACTGTTCGTCTCGGTAAGGGGCGTTCTTTGGAGTTCCCAGCAGTCAATGCTATCCAAGCGGCTGAGATTCCAGAAGGCCAAGAATATCCAGAGCAAGCACTCGCCTTTGCAAAGCAGGTAGAGGGCAAAGTTTCAAAGAAGGGTGTAAAGCTAGCTTTCACTGAGGAAGTAATCGCTGACTCACTTTGGGACATTGTCGGTCTACATGTTCGTGCAGCCGGACGTGCCATGGCTCGTTTAAAAGAGCAGATTGCTCTTAGCCGCTTCAAGGATGCAGCAACTATCGTTTTTGACAACGATAGCGGTTCATATGATGACACAACAGGTCTTGACATTAATGGCGCTGCCAATCAGACAATTACCTGGGATGACATCGTGGACATGGCTGCTGTTCTCATGGCTGAAAATCATGTACCAACAGACTTTATTCTTCACCCCCTAATGTGGTCGGTATTCCTCAAGGATTCCATCTTCCATGCCGGTGGTGCAGCTTCTGGTGTTGGCACAAGTTGGGGATATCGTCCTCAGTCAGCTGAGGGTGCCCTTAATTCAACAGCTCCAATGGGACTAAATGTCCTTGTTTCACCATTCGTAAGCTTTACCGCTAAGAGTGGTGCAACTGCAGCTAAGTCAGACTTGTTCTTGATCGACCGTAACGAGGTAGGTACACTTCTCGTTAAGGACGACATGAGCACCGATCAGTTCGATGATCCAAGTCGCGACCTTCGTTCACTAAAGATGAAGGAGCGGTATGACATCGTAATGCTAGGTGACGGCGAAGGTATTACCGTAGCTAAGAACGTCAGACTCAGCCGTAACTATGAAGTACAGGTTACTAACGATATAGCCTGATAGAAAACCTTAGGGTCGTTATAGTTACAAATTACC